CTTGCCGGCATTGTTGGTGCGATCGTGCAGCTGGTGAAGCTGCGACGTGAGAACACACGTCAGCACGCTGAAGGGCGGCAGCTGATCACTGACGTTGGTGATCGACTGCTTGACATCCATACGTCAATCGAGCGGGTTGACGGGAAAGTTGAGCGGCTCGATGAACGACTCGACAGGCACGAATCAGTGCACCACCGTGGCCGGCGACGCTGGTAGTCCACGTACACACATGATGATTCCGGACACCCAAGCTAAGCCAGGGGTGCCCATGGATCATTTGGGGTGGATCGGTGAGTACATTCTTGATCGCAAACCTGATGTGATTGTTCACATCGGTGACCATGCCGACATGGAATCTTTGAGCAGCTATGACGCTGGCAAAGCATCGTTCGAGGGTCGCAGGTACGTTGCCGACATCGACGCTGCAAACCGTGCTTTCGATGTGTTGTGCAAACCTCTTGAGGATTACAACGCACACCAACGCACCGTGAAGCACGCACAGTATTTACCTGAGCGGCACATCACGTTAGGCAACCATGAGCACAGGATCACCAGGGCAGCTGACGATGACCCCAAACTTGTTGGGCTGCTGTCGTTAGATGATCTCAACTACCGGCATCACGGCTGGCAGGTTCATAACTTCCTGCAACCGGTGTGTATTGATGGTGTTTGGTATGCACATTTCTGGGCGAACCCGATGTCTGGTCGGCCTTATGGTGGCAACGCTGCCGGGCGGCTGAAGCAGATCGGGCATACGTTCGTGATGGGTCACCAGCAGACCCTTGACTATGCGGTGAGGTTCCTACCTGGTACTGGTGCGCAGCAGTTCGGTCTGGTCGCAGGTGCCTGCTATCTGCACGATGAGGATTACAAAGGCCCACAGGGGAACGCGCACTGGCGGGGCATCATCATGCTGCATGAGGTGGACGGTGACGGATCAGCCGACCCGATGTTCGTCAGTTTGGATTATCTGTGCCGACGCTACGAAGGTGTGCGGCTCGCAAAGTTCACTGCTCGAGTGTTCTAAGGGGAAAAAAGATGAGCAAGAAGATCAAGGACACTTTGCCGCAGTGGGATTCACCGGCACGAGATGCGTTCATGTTGGTGCACGGCACCGGCTCAGACACTCGAGGTGGTCTGTACGGTCCACCGTGGGAAGATTACGCGCTGACCACAGACATCTACGAGCGGCTCACAGGCGTCGAGCTCTCAGCTGTCGAAGGTATTTTGTTCATGGTTTCCATGAAGCTCTCACGGCTGTCGTTCGGGTTGGCCCAAGACTTCCCACCTGAACTGCTACGCGATTCGGTTGTTGACGCCATCGGCTACCTGGACTGCTTGTACGGGGCGATGCTGCACCAACCACGACCAGAAGAAACCGAAGACGACGAAGACGGTGACGACGATGACAGTGATTGAGATAGAGCCCGACACGATCATCAAACCTGAACCGGAAGAACCCGAACCATACAATCCTGACGAAGACGAATACCCCGACTACCAGGAACAACCCGAACCCGAGTGGGAGATCTGATGTTCAGCAAACAGTACTGGCTTGATGTGTTCGAGCGTGCCATCAAAACCGCAGCGCAGACCGCTGTGGTAGCGATCGGTGCAGCTGCCGGCTTCGATCTGTTCACCGCCGATTGGCGCACCGTTGGTGGTGCAGCTGCCGGTGGGTTCGTGCTCTCCTTGCTCACGTCGCTTGGTTCAGCACCGTTCGGTGATCGCAGCAGCGCATCGGTTGTCTCAAGCAGCTGGGTTTCGATTGGTGACGGTGAGATCAATGGCTAACCCTGCCGAGCTCCCAATCACGATCCGCACCGGCGACACCGAACAACTCACCGTCACTGTCAAAGACGATGCCGGTGCTCCTGTCAATATCACCGGACGCACCTACAGCAGCCAGATCCGTGCCAGTGCAGCATCAACAGCTGTGCTCGCCACGTTCAGCTGCTCGGTCACCAACGGCACCGCAGGCATCTTTCAATGCACACTAGGCACCGCTATCACCGGAGCTCTCAGCGCCGGCCAAGCTGTCTATGACGTGCAGGAGAACGCTTCGGGTGTTGTGACCACGCTTCTTGCCGGCCCGGTTTTCATTGTTCAGGACGTGACCAGGTGAACCGTGATGTGACCATCACACAAACCGACGTGACTTTGCGTCGCAATGATCGACCGATTGAACTGACACAGGCGTCAGCTGAGATCGTCGCGGTCGGGGTCGCTGGGCCTCAGGGTGCCACCGGTGTTGTTGCTGCTGGGGCACCAATCACGTACAACGCCGGCACTCAGACTGTTGGCATAGCTCTCGGCACCGGGCTCACCACAACTGGTGGCACTGTCAACGTTACAAAGGTCGTCACCACTGCTGACGCTGCGACCACAGCACTCGAAGCGAAGCCGACGGGCGATGAGTACCCACGCACTCAGATCGCAGCGTCCGGCAAAATCTGGTCGCAGCCATCCAAGTTCGCACCGTTCACAGGTCGTCACAACACCACCAACGTTGGCTACGGCTCTGACACGCAGGTGTACATGGAACGGTCAGACCTTGTGTCAACCATTCTGACACTGCGAATGAACCGCTTTCAGGCGATCACTGGCGCTGAAGCCCAGGTCACTTCGGGCACGTTCCCAATGACTAACGGCACCGTGGTTCTTGCTGATAGTTCAGCGTTCCCGGCGATCACTTCGGGCACAGCGTATGGCGTGTTGAGCTACCAGCAAATCAACGACCCGCTGACCACCGCAGGTGCTTTGTCTGGCAACTGGACAAACCGCACCCCGTTTGCTGCGCCGACCGCAGCGTTCACCGTGACCGCTTCGGGTGCCCGATGTTCACGTCTTGACAGCCCGTCGATCGCCACAGTTGAGACTGGTGAAGTGAACCATGAGGTCACCTGCCGTCTGTCAGGCACTTTGGCTGACAACATGGGTATCGTTGTTCGTTACAACGACATCGGTGCAGGCGCTGCCGCATGGGTATCGATTCGCTACAACACCGCAACAGCAAAGATTGATGCTTACGCACAGTTTCGCTCAACTGGTGGGACCATTACCGGCACCTATCTCGGCTCGTCCACCGAGTTCTTTGTGACCGGTAACTACATCAAAGCAATCGTCGATGAGAACCGGCTTGCCGTCTACCTCGGGCAAGTTGATGACCAGGGTGAGATCCAATACGCCACACCTGACGTGTACACACTCACCGACGCACGGTCACTGGTCGGTAAGAACGCCGGCCTGTGGCGCAACAGCGCAGCCACGACCACTGCTTTGTACTCACAGTTCTCGGTCGAAGCGTCAAAGACTTTCAGCTACACCAGCAAATCAGGTCTAGAACTGCGCGGAGTCACTTGCGCTACGGCGAAGAACCCTGTCACCGCTAGTGCCACGACGTTGATGTCGTACACCGACACAGCACCGGTCCAGCTTGTCTCCGCTGTTGACTCTAACGGTGCGGTCATCTGGCGGCTCAAGAACTTCGGTGGCCAGCACACCACTGACAACATCACGATGGGTCGCAACGATGACTCCGGAGATGTTGGTCTGATGTTCCAATCAGATTCAGCCCGTACTGATTCAGGGCTTGTGTTCCTCGGGGATTCTGCGCCAACTGGAACTAGCTCGGCTTCCGGCAACCGTGGCACGTTCATTCGCCGTGTCGCTGCCCGTCTGCTCCGAGTCGGTGGGCGTATGCACATTGCCCCGTCAGACATCACCAACTATGACGGTGAAGCCACCGGAAACGGAACTGCGGCAGCCCCGCATCTTGGCATTGGCAACGTAGACACCGGTCTGTATCTGACCACAGCCGCAAACGTGGACACGTTGAACGTCGCAGCTGACGGTGCAAACATCGCGACGTTCGCTGCCAGTGGCGCAACGGTGAACGGGCAAGCAGTGGTCGTCACTAATGACGCCCGGCTGACCAATGACAGGACACCAACCTCGCACGCTTCGACGCACGCCAGCGGTGGATCTGATCCCATCACGGTCGCACCTTCGCAGGTGACAGGTACTGCGGTCGTTACGGCTGACAGCCGCCTGAGCGACTCGAGGACACCAACCTCGCACGCTTCGACACACGCCAGCGGAGGCTCTGACCCACTGACAGCTGCCAGCACATCGGTCGTTGGTGTCGTGCAGCTGACCGACTCCACAACCTCAACATCAACCACGACAGCTGCCACCGCTAACGCTGTGAAGACCGCTGTCGAACGGGTGCGTGACTCACTGAGCTCCTCATCGAGCGCGCTTGATGTGTACTCGCGCACCAGCACGCTGGGCGGTGTGGCGTCAGTGAGCGGCACGGTGTACTTCACGTTCTTCACACCAGCGACCAACATGACGATCACGACGATCAGCTATGCGGTCGCTGCGACCACCAGTTCCGGGCTCACTCTCAGCCGGTTCGGGCTGTACACCTTCGATGGCACAACAGCGACACTGGTCGCCAGAACAAACAGCACCGCGACTACCACGTTCAACACGGCAAACACCGTGTACGCACGCACCTTCGACACGACCGGTGGCTACCCCGCCAGCTACGACCTCGTAGCAGGCACCAGGTATGCAATCGCGCTGATCGGTGTAGGCACCACACCCGGCAACATCGTCGGTGCGACAGGTGTCGCCACCGTGTTGGCGTTGGCACCGCGGCTGAACGGTGCTCTGGCATCGCAGTCGGATCTGCCAACTTCAACCAGTTCGTTTGGAGCCCCAACCGCCCTGTATTGGGGTCGTGTGTCGTAGATTCCCGGCTCGATGACAGCACACCATCCCCTGTGTGCTGATTGGCGCAAACCCGACGGCAAGTCGGACCTGCGAACCTT